CACCGGGACCAAGGCCAGCTTTGGCGATATGGTCAACTCGATCCTCGCCGACCTTGCCCGTATCGCCTCGCAAAAGCTGATCAGCCAACCCTTGGCCGCCGGCCTCTCCGGGATGCTTTCCGGGATCAGCCTCAACGCCCGTGGCGGCGTCTACCGCTCGGTTGGGCTCTCGGCCTACTCCAATTCCATTGTCAACCAACCCACCGTGTTCCCCTTTGCCCGCGGCATCGGCCTGATGGGCGAGGCCGGACCCGAAGCCATCCTCCCGCTGAAACGCGGACCAGGCGGCCGCCTCGGCGTCGAGGCCAGCGGCAGCGGTGGCGTGGTGGTCAACGTCATCGAGGCCCCCGGCAAAGGTGGCCAACAGCAGCGCCGCAGCGATGGCGGCGTCAATGTCGTTGATGTTTTCGTTGAGCAGATCAAACAGTCAGTGGCCACGGACATCGTCCGCGGCTCCGGCCAGATCCCGGCGGCGCTCTCCTGGACCTACGGCCTCAATCGCGCCGCCGGAGCTTACTGATGGCCAGCTATCCCGCCAGCCTGCCGCGCCCCCAGATTGCCGGCTACCAGATTTTGCCCACCGATCCGGTCACCCGCACCGAGATGGAGGGCGGCAACAGCCGCGCCCGCCGCCGCACCGCCACCCGCCGCGATATGATCGGGGTGGCCTGGAAGTTCACCGCCGCCGAAATGGCGATTTTCCGCTCCTGGTTCGAGGCGTCCGATGGTGCAGACGGCGGGGCCGCATGGTGGAACGTCTCCCTCGATACCGGCGACGGCGGCAGCCTCACCGCGGTGGAGTCCCGCTTTGCCGGGATCTGGCAAGCCGAGCTCCGCGCCTTGACCTGGGTGGTCACCGCTCAGCTGGAGGTTCGTTATGCCTGATACCACCCTCTCGGCCGCCATCAAAGAGGCCTACGCCAGCGCCACCGCCATCGTCTACCATACGCTCGAATTCCGTCACCCGGCATTCACCGAGCCGATCCGGGTGGTCCGCGACCACAATGACCTCCTCGCCACCCTGGAGGCCACCGCGCCGGAAAACCCCGGCGAAGAGGTCCGCTTTGTCGCCTTTGCCTTTGATTTTTCCAAGCCCGAGGTCTCGACCACCGGCGTCCCCCAGCTCACCATCACCATTGATAACGTCAGCCGGGAGATCGTCGGCTCCATCGAGCAGGCCCTCACCACCACCGGCCGGGTCCGGGTGACCTATCGGGAGTATATCGACTCCGACCTCACCGAGCCGCAGAACGACCCGCCCATCCACGCCGACATCATCAGCATCACCGCCACCGTGGCCACGGTCACCGCCGTGGTGGGGTTTCCCAACCTCACCAACCGCAAATTTCCGACCCTGGCCTACACCGCTGAACAGTTTCCGGGGTTGATCGCATGAGCTGGGCCGAAGACTACATCGGCCGCCCCTGGGAGGCCGGGGCCACCGGGCCGGCTGCGTTTGACTGCATGTCTTTTGCCGCCGAAATCCAGCGCCGCCACTTCGGGGTGGAAATGCCCATGATCACCATCCCGGACTACAACGACCGCCGAGCCCTGGTCGGCCTGCTCAATAGCCACGCCGAGCGCCAGCGGTGGGTCCTGGTCGGCAGCCCTGAGCCCGGTGATCTGGTCGTTATCCGCTCCCCGCTCCATCTCGGCATCTGGCTGGCCGATGACGGCGGCGGCGTGCTCCACTGTGTGCGCGGCTGCGGGGTTATTTTCACCCGCGACGCCCACTGGCATCTCTCCGGGCTTGGCCGCCGCCAATATTTCCGTTTCCAGGGGGCGTTATGCAGCCATCGGTAATCTACGTTCAGCACGCGCTGTGCCCGCAGCAGCGCCGCCTCTCGCAATTGTCATCACCCGCAACCCTGGCCGAGCTTGACCCGGCATGGGACCGCCCATACATCGCCCTGCTCAATGGTGCGCCGGTGTTACGCGCCGACTGGCCGACCGCCATGGTCCGCGAGGACGGTATCCTCGTGTTCATCGATGTCTCCAGCGTCCCCCAGGGAGGCGGCGGCTCCAACCCGCTGCGGATCGTGCTCATGGTCGCCACCCTGGCCGTGGCCATGGCCATCCCTGGTGGCGGCTTTGCTGCGGATATGATGTTTGCCACCGGATTTGGTCCCGCGAGTTTTTGGAACGGGGTGGCTGCTGCGGGGGTAATGTTCGCCGGGAACGCTCTCACCAATCTGGTCGCTCCGGTCCCTGCTCCATCGGTCGGAAAAATCGCCAGTAACGAAGTCTCACCGACCTACACCATCACCGCCCAGGGCAACCAATCGCGGATCGGTGCTGCTATCCCTGAGCATTTTGGCCGCCACATGGCCTATCCGGACCTTGCCGCCCAACCGTATCAGGAGTTCTGGGCCAACGAGCAGTATGTCTACACCTTGCTGTGCATTGGCCGGGGTGAGTACGATGTTGAGGGCATCTATATTGAGGATACCCCGATTTCCTCATTCGCCGAAGTCAGTTATGAGCTGGTAGGGCCAGGTGAAGCGGTAACCCTTTTCCCCAGCAGTGTGGTTTCCGCCGCAGAGGTCAGCGGTCAGACGTTGGAATACAATACTGTGGTCGGCCCGTTCACCCTCTCCGCTGCTAATACGGTGGCCAACGCTGTGGCCTTTGATTTTGTCAACCCGCGCGGGATGTATTACGCCCGTGATGATGGAAAATTGGGAGAGATCCAGGCAAATCTGGTGGTTGAGCTACGAAAAATTGATCAGTACGGTAATCCCCTAGGGTCTTGGTATAACCCACAGGAGCCCCACTATCTCAAAGTGTTGGTAATGGAGTATGATTCCAAAGGCAATCTAATCCTCAACACCTCTGACGGGATGACCACCGAAATCGTGCTGCGCGGGCATACCGCCAGCGTGGTGCGTACATCCATCAAATATGCGGTCGATCCTGGCAGGTATCAGGCCAGAGTCACCCGGATTGATCAGCCCAATACCTCTGATCGCGCCGGTGATGAGGTGGTATGGGCCGGTTGCAGGGCCTATCTTGAGGATGATAATTTTTACGGCGATTGTACCCTGTTGGCTGTGCGGATGAGGGCTACCGGCCAGTTGTCCGGCATGACTGCACGCAAGATTAAGGTCGTTGCCACCCGTAAGTTGCCTCGCTGGACAGGGACCGCCTGGACCTCACCAGAGGCCACCACCTCCCCGGCCTGGGCGCTGGCGTATTGCTGCAAGCAGATTGGCTTATCCGATAGCGAAATTGATCTAGCAAGCCTGTTGACGCTGGCGGCTACCTGGGGAACACGCGGCGACGAATGCAATGGCCGGGTGGATAATTTCCTCGGGTTCTGGGATGCGCTCACCAAGATCGGTTCAGCTGGCCGGTGCAAGCCCTACATGCAGGGCGGGGTAGTGCACTTCTTTCGAGATGCCGCCGCGACCGTTCCGGTTGCCCTCTTCAGCCAGCGCAATATCGTCAAGGGCTCCTTTGCTGTTGATTACCTGATGCCCACCACCGATACCGCCGATGCGGTCAACGCCAGCTATTTTGATGATGCGACCTGGGCGGCCTACACGGTCAAGGCTGCCCTGCCGGACTCCACTGCCGAGCGTCCCGCCGATGTCGAGTTATCCTTTATCACCGACCGCGATCAAGCCTATCGCGAGGCCATGTATCAGGCGGCATGTAACCGTTACCGCCGCAAGATTATCAAGTTCCAGACTGAGATGGAGGGTTTTATCCCCTCCTTCGGGGATCTGGTCGTCATCCAGCATGATATGCCCGGTTGGGGCCAGTCCGGGGAGGTGGTCGCCTACGAAAGCGCCACCAAAACCTTGAGTTGTTCTGAGCCAGTGACCACCGGCAGCGGCACCTTGCAAATCGGGTTGCGTCGTCCCGATGGCTCGTTTCAGGGGCCGATCACCGTCACCATCGATGCCGAGGATAACGCTGTCCTCCACCTGGCAACCGCGCCGGATTTTACCCTGGCCATCGATGGCAAGGGAGAGCGCACCCATTATGTGTTCGGCTGGTCCGAAACCTGGGCGCAAAAAGCCCGTGTGCTCCGGGTGGTGCCGAAATCGTTGACCGCTGTTGAGATCGAGGCGGTCAACGAGTCCGATAATGTGCACACCGCCGATGTCGGCATCTTTACCCCAGAGCGGCCCACCAGCCAGTTGCCTGGGACCGTGTCCACCCCGGCGGTCACCGGTCTTGCCGCCACCGCGCTCCCTGCCGATCCGACGACCATGATTCTGTCATGGAAGTCCGCCGCCGGGGCGGACCATTACCTTGTCGAAATCTCCAACGGTAACGCCGGACCATGGGAACCGGTGGGCGACTGCCGCACCAACAGTTATCGCCTCAAGGCGGTCTACGGTCCAGAAACATGGGCAAGGGTCGCCCCGGTGGGGTTGAACCAGGGGCCGTGGGTAACGGTGCAATACTCGCCCAACCAGGCATACCTGTGGAACAACACCGCCTCCGCCCTGACGGCCACTCTCCAGGACGGGCAGATCAACCTCAGCTGGGACAATAGCACGGACTGGACCGTCGCCGGGTACGAGATCCGCGTTGGCGCGAGCTGGGATGCTGGCGAGGTCATCGCCCGCCAGGTTGCCGGCAACACTATGGCTTGGCAACCGCCGGACGATGGGGATAAGACCTTTTGGCTGAAAGCCATTGACGCTTTTGGCACCTACGCTACAACACCCGCTTCAGTCGTTTTTTCAGGGACCGTGCCCGCGCCAACCACTCTCACTGCTATCAGCGGGGACACGGGTATTTACCTCTCTTGGGGTATTCCGGTCGATTATGTGCCACGCTACACGGAGATATGGCGAGCGACCAGCAACAACCGCGCCGCCGCCATCCTGATTGCCACCGCCAACGGGACTACGTATACGGATGTGCCACACCAGGATGGTGAATATTACTATTGGGTTCGTTTTGTCGGCAAGCTCGGCTTCGCCGGAGCCTACAACGCCACCTCTGGTGTGTATGGGACCGCAGGCGGAGACTATACCGCACCGGCAGCAGCCACCAATCTAGTTGCCACCGGTGGACTGGGCGTTATCTTTTTGACCTGGACCAACCCGGCATCGACCAATCTCGATCTGGTGGAAATCTACCGCCACACCAGCAATAGCCGCGCCGCTGCCACCCTCATCGGGACGTCAAAAGTGGCGATGTACTCCGATCCGGTGGAACCTGGATCGACCTATTACTATTGGGTCCGCACTCGATCAAAGGTTGGCGTCGTTGGTCCGTACAACGCTACCAGCGGTGTTTTGGGCCAGTCGAGCGTGTTGGCTGACACTATTATCGATGCGTTACAGGGCGAGTTGGATGAGTCTGTACTCACCGAAGATTTGCGTGCTCGTATTGATCTGGTCGACGCTGAAGGGACCGGACTGGTCACACAAATAGCCGACTTGACCGCCATCTACGGAGATACCGCCAGTGCCGCACAGTCTGCCCTGGATGCAATCGCTGCTGCCGCTGATGCCGAAGTAGCCCGTGATCAGGCCGTCACTGCCAAGACCAGTGCCGAAACCGCCGCCGGGAACGCCAGCACCTATGCTTTCAATGCCAGCGAGTCCGCCACCAGTGCCGCCGGGTCTGCCTCAACGGCCACCACCCAGGCCGGAACCGCCACCACCGCCGCCAATAACGCCGGAGCATCGGCCAACGCTGCCAGCACCCACGCCAGCAATGCCGCTTCCTATGCCGATGACGCCGAAAATTACTCTGTCGCGGCCAGCGGATCCGCCACCAACGCTGCATCAAGCGCCGGTAATGCGCTCACCTACGCTGGGCAGGCCGCGCAATCGGCCACTGATGCCGATGGCTACGCCACCAGTGCCGCGCAATCCCTGCTGGCCATCGAGGCCATTGGCGGCAATGCCGCTTCCCTGTTCCGTGAGACTTTTGATTCCGATTCCACCTCCTTGTGGACCAGCACCTCCGGCAGCGGTGAAATCAGTATCGAAACCACCACCGGTGCGGTCATGGGCGGTAAGATCCTCCGCATTGGCAACAACTCAGGCAATGATCAGCGCGCCCTGATCCACACCAAGCGTATCCCCCTGGATACCACCCGTGTCTATCGGATGCGGGTCATCGCCCGGCAGACCGCCGGGACAGGGCGGGCGTATTTCGGGTGGGCAGGTTTTGATGAGGAAGGCACGGCCTACGTCAACACCTCGGGTGTCGACGCGTCTACCGGACAGCACTACCACACCGCGTCCAATGTCGACATCCCCACCAGTTGGACCACTTACACCGGGTTCAGCCAGGGGGCAGCCGCCACCGGCGAATCAACCCCAGGAACCGAGGCAGATCCTTCAAAATTCCATTCCGCCGTCAGATATATCTCGCCGATGGTGATCGTTAATTATTCTGGCGTCGCCGGGATAACGGAGATCGACTCCATCGTCGTCGAGGATGTCACAGACGCGGTGGAGAACAGCGCCGCCATTACTACTTTGGCGACCACCACCGCCTCAGCAGACATCGCCAACGCTTCGCAGATTAGCACTGTGCAGGCCCGGCTCGATTCGGGCGATTTTGCCGCCGTCAAGGTGGAAAGCTCGACGAACGCCTCCGATGTCACCGGCATCCAGGCCAAGTACGCCGTCAAGGTCCAGGCTAACGGCTACGTCACCGGTTATGGGCTGGTGGTCGATGCCAACACTGCCACGCCGACCTCCGAGTTTGCCATTGTCGCTGACAAGTTTTCCATTGCTCCGGTTTCGACCGACCATACAGCCAGCGACGGCAGCCCGTTTTTCTACCGGACCACCTCGACCACCATCAACGGCGTTTCGGTCCCGGCAGGCGCGTACATGAAGGCGGCCTTTATCCATGATGCCTCGATCACCACCGCCAAAATCCAGGATCTTGCCGTCTCCACGGCTAAAATTGCCAACCTCGCCGTTACTGACGCCAAAATCGAAACCCTCGCCGTCTCCAAACTCACCGCCGGGTCAATCACCAGCCAGGATATTACCCTGGCAGGAACAAGCGCCATCCACTCTACCGGGTGTTCATACGGCGGAACCGGGGTTTTCCTGGGGTACAGTGGATCGGCCTATAAATTTTCCGTGGGCAATGCCACCACCTATCTGCGCTGGGATGGGTCAGCGCTCTCGTTCACTGGTGACTTGAACACATCTGGTGTGATGAAATGCACTGGTCCCGGGTACGCATCCGATGGATTGAGCACTGCTTGTATCGTCGGCCACAATACCGGCCTGCAGAATGGCGTCGTTGGTCGAGCGAATCTTGCATACGGGGTTGTTGGCAGAACGGATGGGGCGTCATTTGCTGGAGTGCTCGGCAGTTCCTCCGTCAACGGCACAACTGGAGTGCTCGGCAATGTCACAGGAACGGGAAGTTTGGCCGTGGATGCACATTGTCTCGGGGCTAACAGTGTTGGGCTGTATGCTCGTGGATTCGGTACAGACTCCAAGGCAATTTACGCGACGACAGGGAGCAATTCAAAGGTCGCATTGGAAACATACGGGAAGATCGAATGTAGTTCCACGGCCCGTATTAGTGGCCAATCAAACCCCACCAGTGGTGCTGGCCTGGAATTGCTCTACGGCTCTGTCGGCCAAAGCTACGCACTCAGCTACGACCGTGATGTGGGGGCCTACAAGCCGCTCATCCTGGCTGCAAAAAACGTCGGCATCGGCCACTCGATGGTCACTTTTGGCACCAACGCCCAATACGTCATCGCCATCGCCAACGGTATCGCCCCAACCACTTCACCTGCGAACACTGGCCAGCTATATGTTGAATCCGGAGCGTTGAAATATCGAGGGTCCAGCGGGACCGTTACCACTATTGCCCCGGCATAACGGAGGAACCATGGCTTTATCCACCAATTACACCTGGCGCGGCGTCACCATCAACGATGCCTACATCCGCGTCGATCACATCCTCGGCGGCAAACGTGAGGGACGAATCACTCCGGAAATGCCAGGAGAGCAAATCTGGTCGGCAACGGTCGGCATCTACGCTGACAGTGCTCAGGATGTGCCGATTACCACCCTATCCGTAATTGTACCGATGGTGATTGAGGATACCCCTTTCGACACCATTTATACTCACCTCAAAACCCTCCCCGAGTTTACCGGGGCAACTGATTGTTGATGGAGACCGCCATGAAAAGAATGATTGTGTTGTTGTTGCTCTGGGCGGTCACCTTGACCGCCTGCGGTCAATCCACCATCGGCAACGGCCAGGTGGACCCGGTGGAAGAAGCCGCTTTGCAGGTTGCCGTCGGCGCGGCGCTCTCCGCCTATCCCCAGGCCGCAGGCCCGGCCTACCGGGTGAGTTATGGCTTGCTGCTGGTGCTTGACGCCGACAGCAAAGCAACACCTGCCCTGCTTGACGCCGCCCTGGCCGCCGAAACCAGCCGCCTGCACCTCGACCGCCAGACAGCCGCCTCCTTTGCCGAGCTGGTGCAGCTCATCCGCGCACAGGTGGTGGCCACACTCCAGCGCGAGCAGGTCCAGCCGGATAACCGGGTGGTCGTCCTCCGCCAGTTGATCGAAATTGTCAACCGTGCCGCCAAGGCCCGCATCGGCCAAGAGGGACCATGACCCTACTCACCGATCATGCCGGAAAAATATCCAGCAACCGCGCCGTTGCCGTGTGGGCGTGGGGTTTGTTTGGGGTTTGTTGGGCCTACGCGTCCATCAAAGCTGGAACCGTGGCCGAGATCCCCGAATCCGCCCTGGTGCTGCTCGGACTCGCCACCGGCGGCAACCTCGGCAACCGTTATCTCAATGAGCGGCCAGCAGCCGCAAAGGAGGCCGCCCCATGACCGTCGGCGAAATCTCAACCCTGTTGGGCGTGGTGGCCGTTTCCTGCGGATTTTTGGGCTGGATCGGCCGGGGCATCTGGTTTGCCTCGGGCAGATCCACCACCCTGGACAGCCACGACCGCGCCATTGCCGCTATCAATACCCGCTGTGAGCAACAAAAAAAAGAAATCCTCGCGGAAGTCAAGCAGGCGGTCTGCGATGCCATGCGCCACGCCATCAAGGATTTGGAGCTGGAATACAGCAAGCGCCAGGCAGCCGCCGAAAAAGACCTCGCCCTCCACGGAATCCGCATCGATGCGGTGGAGTCTGATGTCGAAAACCTTTTTTGCCGGGTGCGCGATCTTGAGAAAAAACATGAGGTGCAACAATGAGCCTGACCAATCCGCCCTACGCGATCCTGAAAAGCGACCTGGAGCAGGTGATTGCAGACGATGAAGGCTACCGGGCCGAAATCTACCGCTGCACTGCGGGCAAGCTCACCATCGGCTACGGGACCAACCTTTCCGCCGGCCTGCCCGAGGATGAGGCCCTCATCCTGATGCGCTACCGGCTCTCCAAGCTCGACGCGGCCATGTGCCGCCTCTGGCCATGGTACCCCGGCCTTACCGACCGCCGTAAAATGGCCCTGCTCGCCATGGCCTACCAGATGGGCCTGGAGGGGCTGCGTGGTTTTCGCAAAATGCTTGCCGCCATCGAGCGCCAGGACTGGCAGGAGGCCCACAGCCAGGCGCTCAACAGTAAATGGGCCAAACACGACACCCCGCAGCGCGCCGCCAGGGTGGCGGCCATGCTGCTTGATTGACCGTAAAAAATAACAGGAGAACGACACCATGGCACTCATTTTAACCGATCTCGGCGCCGACGAAATCCTCAAGACCTTTTTCAACAATACCCGTCCTGCCGGCGGCAACAACCTTACCCTGCGGCTGTTCGTCAACGATGTCACCCCGGCACAAACCGGTATCAGCTATACCGAGGCCACCGGAGGCGGGTACGCCGCCAAGACCATGGCCAACGGATCGTGGACGGTCAACCCGGCCAGTGATCCCTCGGAGGCCACCTACGCTCAGCAGGTGTTCACCTTCACCGGCACCCTGACCACCAACACCACCATTTACGGGTATTACGTGACCGACGCCGACAACACCGTACTTTGGGCCGAGCGGTTGACTGCGCCCTTTACTCCGGCCAACGACGGCGACCATGTGGATATCACCCCGAAATTCCAGATGAGCAGTGGCACCCCGGCATAACATTACGCCGACAGCCGCTACACCATGGGAACCATCAGAGTTGAGACATTTGACGTCGATGTAGGCGCAGACGGCAGCACCTACACCCTCGTTAACGATGTAGGTGCGCTCTCTCGGGCGTTCATTCGCCACAACGCGCCGACCGACAAGGCATTGCCTTGACTGGCGATGGCGGGGCGGTCTGCGGACACGACTCCCTACTCCGTGATGGACTTGGCGAGCCCATCCTCGATGGGGCAGGGCAGTACATCGAGACGGACCAATGGTTGGCCCGTGCGGTGGTCGTCTCTGGCGATGGCGGGGCGGTTGTTGCTGGTTCGGCTGCTATTGCCGCCGAAGGCGGAGTTGTCGAGCAATCCATTGCTTTGACTGGCGATGGCGGGGCGGTCTGCGGCGGGGAAGCCCTTACCAGTAACACCAATTTAGCCCACGCCACTCAAATTGCCACAGGCGGTGCGGTCGTTGGCGGGCAATGGGGATGCCTACGGGCTGTACTCCACCCCGTGTCGGGCGGTGCCCTTGCTGGAGGTGCGGCATCGGCAACGGTGGTCAATCTCCAGTCTGTATCGCTTGTCGCCACAGGTGGTGCGGTCACTGGCGGAATGGCCGCGACGGACTCCGTCAACCTGGCAACGCTCGAAATGGTCGCCACAGGCGGGACTGTGGTAGGCGGGGCATCCACACACAGGGTAGCACGGGCCAGCTCATTTTCAGGCGGCGCGGTGGCCGGAGGGGATGCCGCTATCGCTGTCAGTGGCTTGCAGGTTGCCACAAAGACCGGTATTGGCGGCAGCGTCGCGAGTGGCGTGGCTGCTGTGCAGGCTGCGGCCACCTACACGGGCAGCGCCGGTGTTGTTTGCGGCGGACGATCAGCGATTGCCGTGAGTCGATGGCACCTTTGCAGTGGTGGCGCTGTCGCCGGTGCTACTGCTTCCGCGACGCGAGCGGTCCGCATTCAACCGGCAGGTGGACTTGTGGTCGGTGGGGCGGCGGCTGTCTCTTCAGCTGGCCTGCAAACGCTCTCTTTTGTTGGCCAAGGCGGACCGGTCGTTGGTGGCCGAGCCGGGCAATCCATAGCGGTTGACTGCTTAGCAAGCGGCGGGTCCGTCATCGGCGGCGTTGCCGCTCAAACGTCGGCCAATGTGTCCTGGCGGACAATCCTTGCCGAGGGTGGAGCCCTGGTGGGTGGCGTTGCCGCAAAAACCATCCACAGCACGGAAGCGGGAAACGGCGGAGCGGTCTGTGGAGGAATAGCGGCTACTCTCCGAAGCCGCACCATGGACATGTTCGGCGGTTGTCTCGCTGGCGGGGCAGCCTGCTCGGTTGGGTTACGTGGCCGATATTTTCCGGTGTACACGTTCACCCGTCCTGAGACCATTACCACGTTTCACGTGCCAGAGAAAATCACCACGTTCACCCGTCCTGAGACCATTACCACGTTTCACGTGCCAGAGAAAATCACCACGTTCACCCGTCCTGAGACCATTACCACGTTTCACGCGCCAGAGAGATAACCAATGGAAAGAGTGCAAAAACAGCCATACGAGGAGTTCCCGATATCGGTCAACTTCAACCGAAACTTTACTGATGGCGAGGCGATAGTGAGTCAGACCGTCACCGCCTATGACAAAGACGGCGTTGACGCTTCGGCCCAGGTAACCCATCAGTCAACCATTACCAATGATGAGGCTGGCAACGTTATTGTCACCGTGCTTGGAGGGGAGGAAGCGAAAAGCCCGTACAAAATCAGCGTTCGGTGTGTAACGACCACAGGCAACAAATGGGAGCATGACGTACAGCTCCGAGTGAGAGATTTATGAGAACAAACACCTCTATTTTTTGGGCTGCTATTCTCTTGGTGGCGGCTCTGGCTGGCGGGGCTACGGGAGCGTTGATCACCAGCTATGCGGTGAAGCCCTCTCCGGTGGCGGCGGACAAGGTGCTGTTGATCGACAGTGCTGACCCGACAGCGACCAAAACCGCCACACTCTCCAGTCTCGGGGCTGTGGTGGTGGATTGGGCATCGCCTGGAGTCATTGGCTCGACCACGCCAGCAGCTGGGACTTTTACCACGATCACGGCGGATGGCTTTGATTTCGGTGACCCGGCCAGTGGCGAGACCGGCGAAATCGGCCTGCCCGAGGATCCGGACAATGGGACCAACACAATCACGCTCAAGGCCCCTGCGAATTTGGCCGCTGATATCGTGCTGACTCTGCCATCTGGAGTGGCTCCGACAACAACGACAGACGCCTGTACCGCCGGGCAATGGTGGTACACCACCGGCTATTGGTATGTGTGCGTGGCCACCAACACCTGGCGGCGGGCAGCCCTTAGCACATGGTGACGCCATGAGGGCCTTCATCATCATCTGGTGGCTGCTGATCTCGGCCCCTGCTTTCGCGGCGGTCAACACCGTGACGCTTACCTGGCAGCCTGACCCATCCTGGCAGGTGGCAGCGGGTGGAACCTACCTTGATTTGCCGATTGAGTCAGTGACCGTCTCCAGGCGACTGGCGGTCAGGATTTTTTCCTATGGCCAGCTGATCGGCGAGGTGTGGGACGATCCGGATCATCGAGAGGTCAATATCTCTGTGGACATGGGCAACAGTCCTATCACCCATATCCGCGGCCAGGCGGTGGCATACGAATGCGGTCCGTGGAAAGCATCCACAGCCTTTGCCCAAGGCGATAGGGTGTGCAACGGGACGCTTTACCCAAGTAGCAAATATTCCATGGTCGTGACCACGGCTGGAATCACTGGAGCCGAAGAACCGGAATGGCCGGTCGGGCACCCGTTTGTTCTGGCCCTGGCAGACACATTGGCGGCATCAGCAGCGGTGGACAATGGCGACGGCACTGTGGGTATCCCGGTTGTCGGGCACCCGTATTTTGCAGGACAGTCGGTCGTGATCAGCGGCACCACCAATTACGACGGCAACTACACTCTGCCCGACCAGGCCCT